TAGCGAACCAAAGCTGACATCTAGGCCTGCCAATGTTTGACATACGTAGACGGAACTCATCACGAGGCCCACCATTGAACTGCTTGTTGAGTGCAGCAGCCACATCCGTGGCTACTTGCTGTATTACTTCTTCACTCATGCTTGCCGTGCCATTGATAGCTGACCGCAAGAATGCGTGTACTGATATCTCAGCGGGGTGTATCATCCCTCGAACTCTCGTACTTCTACGATAGACCCTACCATTGCAGCATCAGCATCAGACAGATTACCTATAGACCCTTCATCATGCTTACCTTCGATCCAATTGTTAGTGCCTTTGATCCATTCAATGAAGTCTTTCAAGATTTCACTATCCGTTATACCATAGGGTACTTGCTCACCCAAGGAAGGTACAATGATAGCGTACTTACCACCTGATGGGAGGTCACGCTTAGCACTACCTAACTTAAGGGTATGCTCGACAGGGGTAAGCTTCTTGCTTACGATCTGACTGATGGCTGCATCAACAGCCTTCATGGATTCATTGTTCTTCACATCCATTACGAATGGAAGTTCATGCCCTGCATCAGTGATAGGGTTACCCATATCATCAGTAGGTTTTTCCAATTTAAGTACACCAAGCATTACTCGTACTCGCTTGACGCCACGAATGATACTCTTCATTTCCTCTGGTAAGGATTGAAAGTCTTTGATGTAACCTGATGGACGCCCAAGATTAAAGCCACCCGTAGTATCCTTTAGGTCTACGTTAAGGTTGGGTGCCAGCAATGTCTTATGCATAGTCTTACTATCAGCATCCCATCGTTGCCACTGGTGACGTTGTGAGAAGATACGTACTGATAGTGTCTTACTGTACAGTATCTCACCATCAGCCATAGTAATCTTATAGGCACCAACAGGAACCTTGATGTGCTCATCTCCATCATTGTCTGTTACAGTTAACGCTGAGTGGATTTGATTCACTCGTGCTAGTGTAGAGTGAGAGGATGTACCACCCCCACCAGTGTTGATGCCCATTGCTTCAGCTAGGGACATACCCTCTACACTAAGTGCTACTTCTGTGTTCATAATTATTATCCTTTGATATGTTTATTGTTAGGGAAGGTAAGTTATAACCTCATACGTCCTTGGTGTCAAGCCAGTTAGGCCCGATTTTTGCCTCTAAAAGTAACGGAATATTCATCTTAACTTTGTAGTTGTCGTAGATGATTTGATGTAGGTCCATGTTCATGGAGTTAATGATCTCTATTATCTGATCCTTCTCGTAAGGGTGTATGTCTATGACCATTGAATCATGTACACTGTTGACCAGCTTAGACCGCATAGGCATGAGCCTACTCTCCATCTCAACCAGCACGACAGGTACGATATCTCCAGTAGCAAACCCCTGCACTGGGTAGTTCTTTATCATAGTAAAGTTTGTTGGTAGTCCGTTTGGCCTCCTCTCTGTACCGGGGAAAGCGTACTGCCTGCCCCCCTCATTAGTAATCTTCTGGTAACGTATGGCAGCGTCACCTAACTTCTTATGCCATGCAGCAATACCCTCGTACTTCTCAATGAAGTGATGGTAGTACGCTGCCTCTGCTGGGCTACGCCCATAACCTGTAGCGCCGAAGAGTGGGGCGAAGGTGTGCTCCTTAGCTTCTTGCCGGGTAGTTGTCTGGCCTGCATCAGTGATAACCTTTGCAGTGTAGCTGTGTACATCGAACCCTGTGTTGATCTCTGTCATAGCTAACGTATCCTGACTAAGGTATGCAGCTACACGAAATTCTAGCTGGGCAAAGTCGGCTTCCATTATGTACCCACCATCCCAACGACTTACAAACACACGCTTCACTGGGAAAGTACCACCACGTGGCATGTTCTGCATGTTGGGGTTGCGTCCAGAGAACCTACCTGTGCTAGTGATGTGCTGTGTAAGACCCACGTGAAGTATCCCATCATCCTTTGTGTGTACTGATATGCCCTCAACGAATGAGGATAGGTAACTTGATATAGCAGACAGACGTTTGAGATCCTTAAGGAAATCTAATGCACTGTCCATGTTGTTAGCCTTAGCTGTAGACATGAGAGAAGATAGATTATCTTTACCTGTACTAAAGCCATTGGCACTTACCCATTTCTTACTAGGAGGCATGAACCCCAGCCCCGCCAACTCGTTGGACTGCTTGAGTTGATACCCTCTTGAGTCACAGGCCTTACACTTGTTAGGGCGTGAGAACTTTGTCCCATCTTTCTTGGTACGATAGACACTACCAACCCCACTACAATCAGGGCAGGTGAAAGCGGAGGTCTTAAGTACCATTGTTGTGTTCGCATTGACTGCATCCCTATACTCTTTGTCTGTGTTAGTGTGTTCAAATAGCTGCACCCATTCCTTCTTGTTGACCAGCTTACGACTGTACACTACCTCAGACATCTGCGCTGGGCTGTTAAGGTTTACAGGTGTATCACCCATAAGGTTACGTACCTTGACCTGTAAGCGCCCCTCAATGTCAGCCTTCTCTTGCTCGAACTCAGTACGCACTGCATCCAATACAGTTAAGTCTACCTTGATACCAGATGAATACATACGAGATAGCGTTAGGCATACCTTGAATGTAATGTCACGTATGTTGATAAGAGATTCCGAATCAGGCTTAGCGTAGTCTTCCTGTAACGCTACGTACAATGCACGTGTGGTAGATAGGTCACACTGTAAGTAATAGGTAAGCTCATTAAGCGGTATCTCGCTGGTGTTGTATCCTTCCTTAAAGTATTTCTTTAGAGTGTCATCCTTCTGGAACTCTAAGTTGCGGCGTTGTGCACAGTTATCTAGGCTTAGAGACTTCTTCTTGAAGGCCCCAGTGTTTGTCATCTCTATGTGATTGCCACGCATCAAGACGTATTCAGCTAACATAGTGTCGTATATGGCACCCTTATACTTGAAGCCACTCTCCCATAGCCACGGCATGTCATGCTGTGCATTGTGTAGTATCAATAGGGTAGTCGCATCTAACTTAGATTGTAGTTGCTTGGCTTGTGAGCCATCATAGTCATTAGCTTCTGCATGATCGAAGTTATATATGTCCTGCTTACCTGACACAACTTCCTGTACACCTACCTGCACAAGCTTATTGGTTGCCTCGAAAGGATCGAGGTGCATCTTGCCACCCCTGTGTGTGACTGTGTTCTCTACATCAAGAACTAATTCCATTAGTCGCCGCCTTTCTATGCTAAGTACTGCGCCCTAGCTCCATCCAATTCACACGTTACCTTACCGTGCCACCCTCCCTTAAGCTTATTCTTTGCAATGATCAAGTACCTTTGTGAATCTACTGTGTCTTCCTCCTTTGCTTCTAGTACAGGGTTCTTACTGATCAGTACCATGAGGTCAGCTTCTGCTGCCTTGCCTGTCTTACTACCTTCCAGCATAGATTGATCTACATTTATCTTACCTTCAGCATCAGCTGATAGCTGGGACATCCATATCATTGCACAGTTGTACTGCTTGGCTATGTTACGTGCATGGATGGCAGCATTCTTAAGGTACACATCTGTCTTGTCACTGTTCTTAACAGCAAACTTATCACCCATGTCCAACACTACAATGTCAGGCTTGTAAGCCTTGATGATAGCCTCAACCCACGCCATGTCCTTACCTGTACTGTCATACAGATTGATCTGATCACGTACTGGTTGGTAGCGTGATGCAGCTAAGGCATAGTTACCCTTGACCTCCTCCATAGATAGGGATGATGCAGCACTAAGGTAACGTGCACCCACCCGTTCATAAGCTTCCTCGTTGCAGAGGATGAGACACTTAGCACCCTGAGATGCAAAGCCACCCGGCGCAGCCAACAAGGATGCATGGAAGGATGTCTTACCTGTGTTAGGACGTGCCCCTACTATGATCAAGTGACCACCACTGATACCCTCTACCCTACGTGTGAGGCTAGGGATGTTGAACTTCCATTGTGATTGGATGTCATTGGACTTGAGTAGGTGATCAATAGATATGTCACCGAAGTCTAACTTAAGGTTAGGGGTGAAGTCATCCTGATACATCTGCAATAGATTGCGTACAGGCTCAAGGCTATCCAATGATCCGTTAACGTAGTCGAACCCTATGTTGGCAAGCTTGTTACCTAGTACCTGTTGGAATAGTTTAGACAGTACCTCATCAGCTATGTCCTTGTTCATAGATTCTTCACGAGACACACGCTTGAATAGGTCATTGTACACCTGCTTGTTAGCAGTGGTCATCGTGGTGTTGTGAGCAAAGAACAATGCCTCAAGCTCAGATGCAGTTAAGGTACGTTCATATGTATTCATTGCGTAGTCTAGTGTCTGCTTAATCTTACGTACATCTTTACTGAACAACTCATCAGGGCAACGTATACCCTTGTTGTTGTCATAGAACTCCTTGTCCATAAGAGTTCTTATTAAGGCTAATTCCATCATTGTTTATCTCCGTACATAATCTTATCTAGAACAACCCGTACTGCAATGTAGGGCCACATTAAAGATACAAGGAATGGGCCATACACATCTTCCTCCTCTGCTTCAAGTACAGTAAGATACATTATTACACCCAACAGGTACATAATAAACGCACCACCTAAGACATACCAATATTCATCTTGCATTATTCTTCCTCTAAACAAAAGCCACAGAAGATATTCTTCGATGGCCCACCACAACTAACACAT